TGAAGAGATTCCAGATGAAGAAACATTTGATAAGATAGATTTATCGGCCAGACGTAAAGATAAGTTTAACAAGATTATTCTTATATTCAACCCAACAACAAAAGCTCATTGGATATATGAAAGATTCTTTGAAAGCCAAGGTATAATGGATGGCCAATGTATCGAGACCGATGACACTAATTACATTCATAGCACCTATCTAGATAACATCAAACATTTATCAGATAGTGTTGTGAAGCAAATAGAAAAGATTAGAGACACGAATATTACAAAGTTCAATCACATTATCCTTGGAGCATTTTTAGCTGTTGCTGAAGGTGTTATTTTCACTGATTGGTCCATAGGTAAATTTGATGATAACCTTGAATGGGGCCTAGGGTTAGACTTTGGTTTTAGTCCAGACCCAGATTCACTAACTAAAGTGGCAGTTGATAAAGTTAATAAGAAGATATATGTTCACGAAGAGCTATATCAAACAGAAGTAGGAATAGACTTGTTAAAAGATATTGTTAAACGTGCTGCTGGTAATAAAGAAGTTATTGCAGATAACCAAGCTAATCGTCTTATAGATGAAATCAAACGACACCAAGTAAATATAAGTCCTTGTATCAAGGGTGCTGGTAGTGTTGAAGAAGGAATAAAACTACTTCAAGGTTATCATATTGTTGTAACACCAGAAAGCAAAAACATCATCAAAGAATTAAACAACTATATCTGGTCCAATAAGAAAGCTGGGGTCCCACGAGATTTATATAACCATAGCATTGATGGTATTAGATATTATGTTACACATAAATTAAAGAATGCAACAATAACCAAATTTAAAATATATGCCTAATGACACTTAAAGATATAACCATTAAACAATTTAGCCAAATGAATAAATTTATTCAACAATGGCAAAAAGATAAAGATGAAAATAAGTTAGAACAAAACATAGTAGATTTATTCAACTTAAACCATCTACCAGTACACGAAACCAACAAGATAGTATCGAATCTAATGCAAAGCTTAAACTCAGAAATCAAAGATGACTTCTCCGAATTAAACTATGATTTCAAAACGTATAAGCTAGTTAACTTCGATAAGATAAAGGTTGGAAGATTTCTTGATGCCGATAACTACGTTAATGAACCAGACAATCTAATTAACTTTATGGCTGCTGTATTTGATGATGGTGAAGAATATGAAGGTACAACCAAGAAGAAAGATATCTTTGATGACGTGCCTTGTATTTATCTTATCTATGCAAAGAATAAATTCATACAATACAAACTTGACCTAGTTAGTAGATTTAAGTATTTGTATAAAGAAATAGATGAGGAAGACCAAGATAACCAACAAAGACAATTGAATGGTAACTTTTCTATCGGTGGTGGTGAAGAAGAATTCCAGAATGAATTTGGTTGGTACTCTATGTTATATACATTTAGCAAAGAACAATACATGTCAATCAGAGATGTAGTTCAAAATGTTGATGCTGATGAGTTTTTAACCTTTATGAATTTCTTTAAAAGAAAATGTGAGCTAGATAATATTCGTATTCAAAATAGCTATAAACACTAAACAATAAAACTATTTAATAACTAAACAAACAATATGAACAATTTTTATAAAATTATAGAACTAGTAAGAGCTAGATTAGCTGATAACCCAATGGTCAACACACTTATTTTTGCACGTGTTGAAGAGAAAGATTTATATAAGAAAAACCTTTATCCATTGGCACATATTATCCCACAAGCAAGCCCTTGGACCACAAGTCAAGTAAACCAGGTATCATTGCAGATTAGAGTTGTTGAACAACGTGATATCAATAAACTTCATACTGATACTAAATTCGAAGGTAATGATAACGTATTGGATAACCTAAATGTTTGTCACACAATTATCAACGACTTATTAACATATCTATCTTTACAAAACAACGATGAATATATTGAATTAATTTCTGTTTCTAATTTAGAACCAATCTTATTCTCTGACCACAATATATTGGATGGTTGGGGTGTTACAATAACATTAAGTATTCCAAATGATATTAGTGTATGTTAATGACTATTGAGCAATATATGAAGATTGTATTATTGGTTGAAGTATTCAAAGATAATGAAGAAAGAATCAATGAAGAAGTCTATAAAATATTTGATTACCAAGATAAAATACAAGAAGAAAAGAATAAGCTTACAAACGATATCTATGTTAAGATTAAACTTAATGAAGATTTTGTTAATCGTTTTGAGTTTAATGGTATTGAGTATGGTTTTATTCCTAACCTTCAAAACATAACTACACAAGAATGTTTAGATTTAGATAAGTTATTGAAAGAAGGTAAACAGTTAAATAAAATAGCATCAATTCTATATCGACCAATAACCAAGTCATTCAATGAATATTACGATATTGAACCTTATGAATCATATACTAAATATGAGAAGATAATGAACCTTGTTGATTGTGTTATTATTGTTGGTGCCATAGATTACATCAAACAATTAACCGTAAGTTTAATGATGGCTGCAAGTAAAAATTTAATCAATGAAACAAAATAACCAAGTAAGAGTATTAGGTAGATTTATTGAAACTATCACAGGTGAATTAGGAAGTAGAGCTCCTAAATTTACTGGTAACTTATCAAATAGTTTTGATGGTAGTTTTGAAGTAGGTTCTGATGGTTTTACAGTTGCTGTTGATGGTTTAGGTTACGGTGCTTTCCTTGATAAAGGTGTTAACGGTTCTGAAGTATCTTATGGTTCACCATATACATTCAAAGGTTATCCAAACATCGGTGCCATAACACCATATGCTGATGCAATAGGTATTAGTCCATATGCCTTGGCAAATTCAATGTATCGTAAAGGTATTAAACCACGTGGGTTTATTAGTGACCATATCGATGATGATACAACAAAATTAGGAGATAATATAATAGAAGCATTATGGGAAGATTTCTATGATGATAATAAAACACCAGACAAATAATGGAAGATACAGAAACATATCCAGTTCCACCAGGATTAGAATAATAAAATAATAAGAAAATAAAACATAAACAATGCCAATACAAAATATAAATATAATAAATAGAGTCGTAATTCCACCAGCTGGTATTTTCCCAGAGATATGGAAATTTAGTATCTCAGCTATTGATGCTCAAGAAATTATTTATAACCATTACGGATTATCAATAGAAACATTAAGTGGTATAAAAGCACCTTCATTAGAAACAGCACCTTGGAGTGAAATATATACTGGTTCAACTAGTGACCCATATCCATTTATTTGGGGTGTGTATGAAAATGGTACTGGTAGTGGTGATTGGAGTATTAACTTTTTAGTAGAATCTGGTAGCACTATTTTTAGTGATATAGATGATTGGAATGATTTCACAATATCTATTAATTTACCTATAATTCAAGATGTAAGAGTTCGTTCACCTTATCTATTAATATCAACTGGTGATACAGCAACAACCTTTACCAATACTTCTTATATCATTAAACAATATGAAGATGAAATAAATTCATTTCCAACACAACCTATATCTTATGTTAAAAGTAAAAGTAAAATTGTCAGTATACAAAACAACATTTGGGTTAACATATCTAATTTAGTTAAAGAAGACCTTGAAAGTGATGTTTCTTATTATCCAGAAACTAATTACTACACAGCAAGAAATCTTTCTTTAAATGAAAGCAAATGGGTTAATGTAAAAACTAGTTTATATTACATAACTTCATTTGTTTATAGTGCTGATACTTTTTATTTTGTTACTGATGGTTACATTGAACCAAATCAAACACAAGGATTACCAAACATTTTAATGACTGGTAACAAAAGATATCTTTATAAAGGTAGTAATGAAAGAATCTATTTCAAAACAAATAACCTTACAGGTGCTACATATACTACTTCAGAAAATCCAACACCAACCAACATAACTTTTAGTGGTGATTTAACTTACAACTATGGTTATGTAAAATCAGTTAAAGTTGATAATAGTAATTTAAACACTGAATGGGCTAGTTATAATTTTAACTATGCTTCAGCAGCAACTGAAAACGTTACTGTTTATTTCTATGACGAATGTAGATATGATAACTATGATTTGGTATTCAAAAACAAATATGGTATCTTAGAAACGTTATCAATGAGTAAAAAGTCATCAAAGGCCATCAATATCAATAGCACCGATTATCTTCGTTCTATCGTTGATTATGAAGGTGATTTTAATATCAATAGACACACATCTAAACAATTCAATGTTACTGGTAATGAAGAATGGATATTGAATACAGATTTCTTACCAGAATATATGAATCAACCAATCAAAGAAGCAATGTTAACCGAAGAAATGTGGTTAATAGATTCAGCTGGTAACATTATACCAGTAATTAAACAAGATAGCTCATTAGCTTTTAAAACATCTTTAAACGATAAGATGATTCAATACACAGTTAAGGTTAAGCAATCACATAATACAATTAATAATATCATATAATGAAAGTTAAAATATACATAGGAGAAACAGTAATTAAACAAGAGGTAGTTGCTAAGAAATTTTATTTTACTAGTTCACCAGCTTCTGGTGGTACTGATACTGTATCATTTGATTATTATACAAACTATCCACTTATCGATAGTGTCTTAACAGTAGTAACACCTATCAATAATGTACCAATACCATATAGTAATGAAGAAATGGCTGAAGATTTTGTATCTGATATAACCGTAGGTGGTGAATGGACTGAGATAACTGCAACACATAATTCTGGTGATACTTTCGTTACAGTAACTATGAATAATGGTTCACCAATATTTAATGTTGTTTATAGCAATTCATTTGGTTATGTTGAAGATGTTTATGGTGATGTAGCATATGATGATTTTAATTTATTAGATTTATTTAGTGATGAAAATATTGGTTTCACAACCAAACTTTCTGATATCGAAAAACTATCTAATGTATTCCTTGATTTTAGTGATACATTTAGTCTTCCAGCAACACCAACCAACAATAGATTATTTAAACATTATTATGATGTTGATGTTGATAATACATTCAATGCAAATATTAGGGTTCTTGGTTATATTGAGATTGATAGTTTTCCATTTAGATTTGGTAAAATACAATTAGAATCAGTTACAGTTAAAAATCAAAGACCAGAAAATTATAAGATAACATTCTATGGTGGTTTAAAACAAATCACTGATTTGTTTGGTGATGATACTATTGATAAATTAGATTATATAAAAGATTTTACTACTGGTGTTACTGAACTTACACCATCATTAACCAGTCTTTCAAAGTTTGATTATGATTATAATGAAAGTAATTTCTTTCAAACATTTAATGACCCATCATTTGGGCCAGCTAGTCAAACAGGTAATATCATAACACCATTAATTTCTTATACTGATAGAGATTGGGCTTGGGGAAGTAATAATAGTATTGATATTGGTATTAATGCTGGTAAAATACTTTCTGATGAATTACGTCCAGCAATTCGTGTTACAAAATTAATTGAAGCTATAGAAGCTAAATATGGTATTTCTTTTACAAGAAGTTTTTTAGGTAAAGCTGTATTTAATAATTTGTTTATGTGGATGAATGAAAATAATGATAGTGCTGCAAGTACTAGTTTCACCATTCACCCTATTGGACCATTAGTACCTATAGCACCTTATCCAGATAATGGTAAAATTGTTTTAACAGATAATTTAATAACTGTAAATACAACAGGTACTAATTATGCTTATGTTAGATATAGAATCACACCAACAAATTTAACTTATAAATACGATGCTAGAATTGTAGATGTTAATGGTAATGTTATATTTGAAATACTAGATACATCTGGACTTAGTACTTTATCTGCTAGTATATTACCAAATGGGTTACCAACTGAATTAAGAGTGAACACATATAGATTAGAGATATCACCAAAAATTACTAATACTTTTAGTGTTAACTTAGAAGCAGCTGTAAGAAATGGATATTATGGTGCAACACTTACTGCTGTTGAATCACTTAATAATTCATCATTAAATCAAGCATTGGTTATTATTGAGAAATCATTACCTAAAATGAAGGTTATCGATTTCTTTCAAGGATTAATGAAAATGTTTAAACTTATCATACGTCCATTATCACCAAGCCAATTTTATTTAAACACACTTGATGGTTATTATAGTGAAGGTAATATTTTAGATATAACTGACTTTGTTAATCAAGAAACAGTTGATATTGAAAGACCATTAATCTATAGAAACCTATATTTCCAATATCAAAAAACAAATAATATTGCTGGTGTTAAATTTAGAGAAACATTTTCAGATGCTAGAGGTTATGATTATGGTGACTTAAAAGCTCAGTATGTTACATTGGATACCAAAGAAGAATTAAAGGTTGAATTACCATTTGAGAATATGATGTTTGAAAGAATGATTATTGAAGCACCAAATGTAAATGCTTTAACACCGACCAATATTTCTATTGGTCAGTCTATTTCAACAACTGATAACATTACATTCACTAAGAATAAATCTAAACCAATATTATTCTTTAATAATGGTATAACCAATATTGAAGATACACCAATTAAAGTAGCTTTTGGTGCTACAACGACTATTTCGGCTGTAACCAATTGTTATTTGATTGGTAATAGTAATGATGAATTATTGCCACAAGTAACCGATAGTATTAACTGGGGTGCTGAGATAGACCCATGGCATCTTGTTGAAGTTGATAACTCATTATTCTTAAACTATTGGTCGAATTGGGTTGATACTATTTATGATAAGAAACAACGTAAATTTACATTCGAAGCAAATTTACCACCTCGTTATGTCCAAGAGTTATCATTGAATGATAGACTTATAATCAACAATAACCGTTATAAGATTAATGATTATACAATCGATTTATCAACTGGTAAATCAAAACTTACTTTATTCAATGATATTTTTGATTGGAATGAATATTCATTTACTGATGTGTTTAATTATACACCACGTAAGTTTGGTCCAGACGGTTGGTTCTTATTTGATTATAATGATAATTCCGATGGAACAGCTTATGTATATGGTTTCTTCACTTCTTATGATTCAAACCCTTATGGTTATATTATCAAATTAAAAGAAAATGGAGATGTTGATACAAGCTTTGCACCAACATCTGGTTTCGATATAAATTCTTTTAGTACACAATCAATATTAGTGTTACCAAACGGTAAAGTTATGGCATCTGGTAACTTTACTAGTTTTGATGGTGTTACTGCAAACCGTATCATTAGATTGAATTCTGATGGTACTATAGATACATCATTTAGTGCTGGTACTGGATTTAATAATATAACTTTAGCATTAGTAAGTACTAATGATAGTAAAATAGTTGTTGGTGGTCTTTTCTCATCATATAATGGTGATGTAGTTACTAGAAATAGAATCATTCGTTTAAACAGTGATGGTACGATAGATAACTCATTGGTTACTGGAACTGGATTTAATTCGGTTACAACTAGCATTGTTATCAATTCAGATAACTCAATGTATGTTGGTGGTTACTTCTCATCTTATGCTGGTGTTGCTGCTAATCGTATTATTAAACTTAGTTCTAACGGTGCTGTTGATACATCTTTTGATTATGGTAGTGGACTTAACTCAAATAGTGCTAATCAACCAGTAGGTCTTATTAGTGATGGTGCTGATGGTATTTATATCTATGGTTATTTCACAACCTATAGTGGACAGGCTGCAAATCGTATTGTTAAGGTTTTACCTACAGGTGATATAGACCCAACATTTGTATCAGTTAATGGTTTTAATAATGCTGTTTATTCTGGTGTTAAAGTATTAGGTGATAAGTTATTATTACAAGGTTTCTTTACAAGTTATAATGGCCTTACAGCTAATCGTAGTATAATATTAAATACTGATGGTAGTGTATATAGAACCTTTGATAAAGAATATTTAAACATATACACTATGGGTAATAGATTTTATGGTAATCTTTTAAATGGTGATACTGAATTAATAGCTGATGAAACTCTACCAATTTTGTCGACTAACTCGATAATAGCAAATGCTGGTATGAAATATTACGGTATTGGTGTATTAAAGAATCAAGCTTGGACTTTGAGTAAGATTGATTTAGGTTATGGAATTGATTGGGTTACATTATCAACAACATCTGGAACAGGTGCTGGTGAAGCTGTGATTAGAATAGAAGATAAAACAAATCAAACAGCACCATCTTTAAATAACCCAAGGTATATGGATTTAGTCTTTAATTTCAATGGAAGTTATAGAAGTGTAAGAATTACACAAACTGGTTTATAAACATTAACCCGATAAACAATTAAATAGATATGAAAGAAATAATAGAATTATTACATATGACAAATTTCACTGATGGTGATGAGTTAGTACAAATAGCTAAGGGTAAGTATGAATACCCATCAACATTAAAAGTGTTGACAACAAAAATAAAAGATAAATTTAAAATTAAAAAATAATGGCCAATTTTATAGAACGTTTAATTAAGCTTACGGTTAACAATAGTGAAGCTAACACAGCTCTAAACAAAACATCAACAAATTTAGATAAAGTTGATAAGAATACAACCAAGGTTACACAATCAACCAAAACTATGACCAAAGAAACACATAACTTAACTGAAGCAACAGTTAAGAATGGTGGTGCTATGGGGTTATTGAATGAGCTTACTGGTGGTCTTGCAATGACTTTCAAAGATGCTTCTGAAGCAATGGAAATTGCTGGTATTTCTTTGACAAGTTTTAAAGGTATAATGCTAGCAACTGGTATTGGTGCATTTGTTATATTAGTTGGTTATTTAGCTGAAAACTGGGAAAAGGTTGGTGATGCATTAGGTATTACTAATAGTAAATTAGAAAAACAAATTGATTTACAAAACCAAGTTGAAGCTAATAGTGAAGCTAGAATTGCTTCACAACAATACTTTGTTGATATTTTACAATTGGGTGTTGATACAATAGAAAAACAAACAGCAGCATTAAAAGCTTTAGCTGAAGTTATACCAGAACTTAAAGGTTTAGATTTATCTAAAAATAAAGATTTAATCATGAATATTATTAGTGATTATGAAGATTTTTTAAAAGTAGAAGAACAGATAAAAAATAAAACTGATGATATAACTAAGTTAAGTAAAGAATTAAGAGATACTAAAAATGATTCAATTGGTGGTAAAGGAACAATTAGTTATGCTAATAAAGAACAAGAACTATTCCAATTGAAACAAGAATTATCATCATTAACTAAAACAAAATTTGAATTAAGTGAAAAATTAAAACTAGGTGAAAAAGCTGCTGAACAAAATAAAAAAGCAGCATCTGCTAAAGAAAAATATGATTCAGATGAACTTATTAGATTAGAAAAACTAAGAGCTTTTATTAAATCTTATTTAAGTAAAACAGAAGATTTATATGCTGATACAGAAGCTAAAAAAATAAACTTACAGGAAAAAAGAGCTCTTTTAGAATTAGCTTTATTGAGAGGTACTGAAGAGCAAAAACAAATCGTTCTTAATTATTATTCTGAATTACGTAGAATAACTGCTGAAAAAGAATTTAAAGCTAGAATGAGTGAAATTGAAACTCAATCAACAGCTAGAATTGAAAGTGGTAAAAAAGAAAATGAAGAATTTAAAAAACAAGTAGATGATTGGGCTAAAGAATTCATTGCTAAAAAAGAGTTTGAGAAACAATTAGAATCCGATACCCAAGCAGCTAAGTTTGAATCTTCGATGCAATATTGGAATGACGTTGCAATGATATCAGAAACATCTCAAGGATTTTTACAAGTACTTCAAGATGAATCTTTGATTAAATCAAAAGAAGTTAGAACAGCATTGTTATTAGTTGAAAAAGGTTTAGCTATTGCTAACATATGGATTAATGAAGCACAAGCATCAGCAGTTGCTAAATTTAATGATGCACAAGTACCACCATTTATTGTTGGTCCAGGTGGTATAACAGTACCTAACCCAGCAAAACCGTTTTCTATTGCTTCAGCAGCTAAAAGTGTTGTATCAAATAAAATCAATGCTGGTATTGCTACAGCTACTATTCTTGCACAAACAATTGCATCATTCAGTAAATCAAGTGCTGGTGGTGGTGGAACAGGTGGTAGTGGTGCCAGTGCACCAGCTCAAGCACAATTTAATATTGTTGGTTCTTCTGGTAATAACCAACTTGCAGCAGCAATTGGTTCAGCACAAAACAAACCAGTTAATGCATATGTTGTTGGTTCAGATATGACCACACAACAAGCTTTAGATAGAAACCGTATAACAACGGCAACGTTTCTTTAATCAATAATAACCTAGGTATTAACTTATCTGGGTTATTCTTATTTATAACATAACAGAAAAAAACTATTAATACTTAAAACAACTAACTATGGATTTATACGATATAAAATACAACAAACCAGAAGATGGTGATTTATATGCAATTAGTATTGTTGATTCACCAGCTAATAAATTGCAATTTATTGCTTTATCTATACAAGCAAAAAAAATACAATTGGCTGATAAAAAGAAACAAATTATTACAGGTGTTGTTCTGGTTCCAGAACAATTGATATATAGAGAATTCGAAGATGGTACACCATTCAACATTAAATTCTCAGAAGAAACAATATTAAATTTATCACAAGATTTTTTACGTAAGGGTTACCAACTTAATTCAACATATAACCACGAAGGTTCTTATCTAGATGGTATCTGTGTTGTTGAACAATGGATAATTGAGGACCCGATGAATGATAAATCTAATGCTTTAGGATTTGAAGGATTACCAAAAGGTACATGGATGGTTTCAATGAAACTATCTGATGAACTTTGGTCACAATATATTGAAACTGGTAAAGCTAAAGGATTCTCTATTGATTCTTTCTTAGACTTACAAAGGGTTTCAATGTCAATAATAAATAATAACAAAAAAATTAATAAAAAAGAAAAAATGAGCTTATTAAAAAAATTAATTAAAATGTTCTCAGAAGAAAACATTAACCTTGAAACGATTACTATCGAAGGTATGGGTGATTTAACTGCTGATGCATTTGAAGTAGGAAACATCGTTTATGTAGATGTTGAAGGTGCTATGCAACCATTGGTATCTCAATCATTTGAATATGATGGTTATGCTTATGTAACTGATGAAACAGGTGCTATCGTATCTAAAGAAGAAATAGTTTCTGAAGAACCAGCTGTTGAAGAAGTTGCTGTTGAAGATGTTACACCAGAAGAAGAAGTTGTAATGGAAGACGTTGCACCAGCTGTTCAAGATGAAGTTGCTACTGTAGCTGCTGATATCGTTGAAGAAGTTACTAGTGTTCCAGTTGAAGAAATTGATGTTGAAGCATTGAAAGCTAAGATTGCTGACCTTGAATCTCAATTAGAAATTATAACAAAACAAAAAGAAACTATTACTAGTGAAAATGTTGCAATGAAAGAACAACTTTCAATCATCCCTAATGCTACTAAATTAAAAGCACAGCTTTCAAGCCAAGCTCCAAAAGCAGTAACTGAAATGGATACATTAAGAGCTATTCTTGCAAAAGCATAATAATAAAATAATAAAAAATAAAAAACTAATAAAAATGAAAAAACTAATTAAATTAGACACAAACACTACTGTAACATCTAGATACAACGGTGCATTAGCTGGTGAAATCTTAGGACAAGCTCTTTTGAAATCAGACACAATCGAAAAAGGATTGGTAACTGTATTGCCAAATATCTTAGGTACTGGTGCTTTACCAAAAATTTCTCATTCTAACTCTTTTGCTGCTTATGACTGTGCATTTGCTCCAACAGGTACTCAATCTTACGTAGACAAAGCTTTAGTAACAAAAAGATTCAGATTAGACTCTGAGCACTGTAAAGGTGATTACCGTCAAATGTTCCAAACAGAACTTGCTGGTGATTACGGTAACAACCAAGGTATTCCAGCAACTGTACAAGAAGCTATCCTTGCTCAAATCCTTGCTGATTTCGGTAAATCTTTAGACAATAACATTTGGAATGGTAACGATGGTTCTACTCAATTCAATGGTTTCTTAGCACAATTTGCTGCTGATGCTGAAGTAATTGATATCACTGGTACTACTGTAACTGTAGCTAACGTTGTTTCTGCAATGACTGCTGTTTACCAAGCTATCCCAGAAGCTATCATGGGTGAAGCTGATGTTGTATTTGCTGTTGCTCCAAACGTTGCAAGAGCTTACAAATTATCTTTGGCTGCTCAAGGTGTTAACACAACTAACTTCGACAAAGAACTTGATTTCTTAGGTATCAGAGTTGAATCAGTTGGTGCATTACCAAGTTCAAGTATCGTAGCTTACAGAATCAAAAACTTAGCAATGGGTACTGGTCTTGAATCAGACTTAAACGATGTTAAATTAACTGACCTTTCAGATTACTCTAACAATGATATCGTTCAAGCTACTATTAGCTTCAATGGTGGTGTTGCTTACTACTGGGGTGCTGAAATTGTATGGTCTCGTCCATAATTTTAACCAATAAATAAATAAACAAACAAGGGTGGTGTATTTCACCACCTTTTTTGTTAATAAAAAAATAACAAATAAAACAAATAAAATATAAATTATGAGCTGTGATATTACAAAAGGTAAAAATCAATTAGTATGTAAAGATGGTATTTCTGGTCTTAAAGCTATATACCTTGCTAACT